TTTCCCGGAGTTGTAAACGCCACGTTGTCGTAGACCATCAGCACCGTGTTATCTGCTGCTGCAACAGCGTCGGTCACAGCCTTCTCAAAAGCAGCGCGAGCGTTTACAAGAGTCATTGCGCCACCTCGTTGTAGTCAATATAAGTCCGACCCTTAAACGAGCCGAACTTGCCAACACCGCCTTTGCCTGCAACAGAAATTAGTGCCCGACGACGCTCTTTGAAGTTGTCTCTGATAAGTTTTGCCATTTCTGGACTTTGAACAAAACGTTGAACCCTTCCGTCCTCTAACGCCCAAACTGCGTATTTAACTGTGTTGCCAATAAAAACACGTCGCTTGTAATTAAATTCTTGATCAGGCGGGTAAAACCGAGGGTCAATTCTGTACTCCTTGCTGCTGCGATCAGCGTCTTTTTTCTTTTTAATGCCGAGCCAGGGCTCTTCAAGCTCATCTATAGGCTGAATCTTGCTTCTGCTTGCTTGCCAGCTTGAAGCAAAGAAACCCGTATATACAGGACTACGTTTTTTGGTCGCAAGCTTTCGCATGATCTCACGAGTAAGCCGGTTAAAGCTTTCCTGCATATGAGCTTCAAGGTCGGGCATGATCTGATCCGTGCCAGCGCGTTTAGCCATCAGAACCTCACCAGCAAGATATACAAGTACTCTTGCCCGCCACGAAACGTCTCAATGTCGGTTATTTGAGCAGCACGGCTTGAGCCAGCAAACTTCAACGTCACCTCATCTTGGAACGTAGGCTGATTGCCGCCTATCTGATCAGGCGAGACGTAAACACGAGCTTTACGCTCTTCGCGTCCTTCTTCTTCCTCTGATCGGACAAACTCAATCGGGCACTTCAAATTGAAATACGGACGGTCGAATGTTGTGAACGTACCCTTGGCCGTGTCATACGTCCCATCAAACTTGCGGGTGTAGTCAATTTTGGTGTCTAGGCCGTCGCCAAGGTCCGCAACGATTGCCTTAGCTGCTTCCTTGAAAACCTTGTCGAGTGCTCCAGCCATCTCAACCCCTCACAACGCGGAGAGAATACGAGCCACTGCCGCCCAGACAATAAGCGCCG